ACACTATCCCTCCTTGCTTGTAGCCTCCTCACTTTGAACCGAGGCAGCAGCCGCTGCTCCCGCTGCAGGCAGCTTGTGCTCTCCCCACTCTTCGGGCAAGGTTTTCGAGTCAAACACGCCGTAGGGCTGCGAACCGTCCTCCGGCATAGCCACCTCCAACGTACATTCTATCTTGGCCGTTTCCGTAAGCGTCAGCTTACCGCCCAGGTTGCTCAGCAGCGTGCCGTTTGGTATCAGGATGCTCCGTCCGCTCACCAGTTCCAGTTCAAATGGACCTTGCATCAGCAGGGCGGCTTGTGGGGCGGTCCAGCCTATTGGGTTCTTCTTCTCGGTGTCTTCTTTCGCATAGTGCAGCGTACCGCCCAGCATGGCATGCAGGTTCTTGTAGTCCGTCTGGATTACGTTGAATGTGGGGGCGATGCTGCCATTGCTCTGCGGAATGATCAGCACGGGGGCACCCGGTGCCTGTTCCGCCTCAATCTTTGCGGCTTCGGCCTTCTGCCCGTTCAGGTCAAACGAGCCTTTTTCAATATAGCCTATCACGAAGTCATTGTATTTCACGGCACCGATACCGTACATAAAATTCTTGTTCATCGTTTATAAAGTTTGATGGTTAATAACACACCGGCCAATAAGCCGGCCAATACACCTTTCATAAACGTCCGCATCCGGTTCGGAGGGCGTTTTTCTTCTATTTGAACGTCATTCGAAGTTTCGTTCCTGGTCTCGCTCCGGATGCGTGTCAGCTCTTCTTCATACCACAGCACCAGCTGCTGCAGACTGTCGCACGAGGCTTCGGCCACAAGGTTTCCCTTGCCGTCACTGCCTACGGTCAGGTTGGCCTGTCCGCTCTTGCCACGGTACACGGCACCTTCAGGAAGCTTACGGAGGCTGTCCGCCGGTATAGTCAGCTTCACCGAACTCGCCGGTATCCCCGCCATCACCAGTCCCGCCCGTCGACTTCCGCTCACGCTGTCGGCGCTTGCCGTTTCCGTCTGGACTTCCCGGTTCATGCTCTTTCGGTGACTCGCGCAACCTGTCAAGCACAGGGCAATCGTCACGATGAGGACAGTTTCCGGCTGTATCAATAGCTTTTCTAAGACGGGCCATCTCGCGCGTATTGCGGGCCAGTTCTTTCTTTGTTTCACAAAATTCATCTTTTAGAGGTTTTACAATATTTTCCATCAAAATGCGGGTGGCATGTTCGGCGTTATCTATGCGCATGGCCTCTGCACCGGCCTCGGCCTTCATCGCTTCCGCTTTCGCTTTTCTCACAGTAGCCCGCAAGGAGCCAATGGCCGCCACCGTACCAACCAGGCCGCCGCCAAGGATAATGTTCATAAATTCGCTCAAGTCCATACCACCCGGTTTTATTATTGATTAATACCTATTTCTTTCAACCATTCCTGCACATCGAAGCTCGGACAGGCTTTCGCTGCCAGTTCGTTGTGTCCTACAATGCGTACATCAGGGAATTTCCGATGAAAATCCTTCACATACTTCTCCAGTGCCTTTTTCTGGCAGCCAGTGCGGGTGTCTTTCGGGGTCTTACCGTCTTTTCCCACGCCTCCGGCATACACGATGTGACGGCTTACACTGTTATATCCCTTGGCTCCGTTGGTCACTTCCCAAGGGTCCACCTGTGCATCCTCATTGTTTTCTACCAGACGTTCCACGCCTCCGTTCAAGTGGAACAGGTCGGTATAGCCAACCTGCTTCCATCCTCTTCCTCCCTGGGCAACCGGAGAAGTATGCCATTTGCGGATGTCCGCCGATGATACCTCACGCCCCTCCGGAGTTGCTGTACAGTGAATTACCAAATACTTCAACTTTCCCATAATTATCATGCTTGATAGCCGCTCATCATTACCACTCCGGCATCCTCTTTCTTGGGCATACAGATGAAGTAATGGCGGAAGTTAATCAGATTACGCTGATTCAACGGGTCGTTCTTTGACTCGGAATAATACATCTTGGTAGAACCGGTTGCCTTGAAAACCCGCTGTTTGTAGAAGGCAAACGAACACGGGAATTCACCGGCTTCTGCCGTTGTACCCAATGCCTTCTTCACCCCAGCTGTAGTATAAAGCGGGTTGTTGCCGTACTCATAGATTTCAAAGCCATAAAGGTTACCTACCTTGCCGCTGTTGCGGTCAATGTTGTACTGTTCACGGAATGCCTGGCTGGTCAGCAGCAGGTCATTCACATGGTCGGGACAAAGCACCAGTCTTCGACCGTCTGACGGTACGCGCAGGTTGTCAAGGGCACGCTTCATTTCTACAAGGTCATTCACGGTAAGGCGCAGACGGTTTGTAGCTGGATCTTTCTCGCCGGTAGTCTTAAGCACCGGAGTGGTTTCCGTATTTTTGTTCGCACAAAGCGCATGGGCTGCCTTGGTGAACTTCGCATCATTGATGCTGTTGGCATGTCCCTCTTTCACACGGGCGGTCTTGTCATAGCTGATTGCATAAAGCTCATCGTCTGTAATCGGCGTGGCCTTGGTCTGGAATTTGTCCAGCTTGATGGCAATATCCTTGTCCTCCAATGCCTGCACATCAATCGGATAGGTTTTGTTGTTAATCAAGACATCCGGATCTACACCAACTTCTACCAGATGAATCACATCGTTGTTCACGATACTGCTTTGGTCGGGGATTCCCGCCAGCCAGGTTCCTTCCAGTCCGGCACGAAGCACCTTGACAAGTTCCCCTGTCCAGATTTCCGTATAAACCCCTTCACGGAGTATTGAAGCACTCTGCGGGGTCATTCCCATAAAGGCTGCCACCGCATTCATTCCCACAGCTCCGGCCACCGGAGAGAATCCCAATACCGAAGCACACACGACACCTGTCAGCGTATTGAACAGAAGTGCCGTCAAAAGCATTACAATTTTTCCCATTTTCTTCATTTTAAAGGTTTTCAAATTTCACAGGTCATGCCGTATTCAGCCTTGTACAGGCGCTTGTACTCCTCTGGGTTATGCTCGCGCATTTCAAGCAGCGCATCACTCGGGACATCGCTCAGTTTGGCATAGGTGGACGGCTGTGCCTGCTGCTTGCCGCCCTGATAGCTCAATACAGTGGAAATCTTCACCTGGGGCTGCATGGCATCAAGCACATTCTTCAGTTCATCGACACCAACCTTCTTGCCAAGTTCGATAAACTGTATCTTCTTGTCTTCTCCCAGACGCTTTTCCACCACTGCCTTTTCTACAAGACCAGTGATACGGGCCAAAGTCAGCTTCCCGTTTTCTTGCTTCAGGGAATCATTCTCAGCCTTGGCTGCTTTCAGTTCATTTAAGGCTTGATTAACATCAGCCTCCGTTGCCGTTTCCGGCAGCCCCAATTGAAGGGCCAAAAGTTTCAGTTCCATTTCTTCTGTTGTTTTTTGGTTATTGATTAGTGGCAAAGGACAATCACCATCCTTTCCCAATGTGATTTGTTTTCCATCCTTCATCAGTACGATGGCATCATCATTGGAACCTACATCCACCAGTGATACCTCATACAGCTTGCTTTTGGTTATTGTCGGGCTGGTCTGCCCCTGCAGCAAATGTTCGGGCTGGTCACTCAGTTCCAGAATGTCTATTCCGGCACTCACCATTCTCAGGCTGCCGAATTCAAACTGTTTCTTGCATCTTTTACTGAGGTCGGTCGCTCCGTCAAACACCAGTTCCCCGGTTACTTCACCATCCTCTACCCGAAGGTCCTTCACATAACCAATCACGTTTCCGCGTTGGTGCATGTACAGCAGTACCGGGTTTCGGCAATACTGCTCCACACTCATGCCCGATGTCAGCACACGGCTTCCGTAGCTGTTCAGGCTGTCGTTTGAAATTCTTACACGTTTACTCATTTTCTCATGCCACGCCTTTATGCATTGGCGCTGCAATATTACAGAGCACTTACCGGGAAGCCAAAAAAGTGTGCAATGGTTGCACACTTCTATGAAACCGTTGCACATTATTTTGGCTGCAAGCTGATAAGCGGACAACTTTGCGAATAAATCGGGCAGGTGCAAGGGACTCCGAAGCCTGCCTTTAACCCTATATTCTTTATTATATGACAAAGGCAGAAATCGAAAAGAAAAAATCTCTTGCACGCTCACTGTTCCTTTCCGGCATGGAACAGACTGAAATTGCGGAGAAAGTGGACGTGTCACGCGTCACCATCTCAAAATGGTGCACGGCTGACGGATGGAAAGAGGCAAGGGCGGCAAAGAACGTCACCCGGCCGGAACTGGTGAACAAACTCCTGCTCACCATTGATACACTCATTACTCAAGTCAACGAATCGAACGACCCTGCACTTGTAGCCGGTCTCGGGGACAAACTGGCCAAACTTTCGGCAGTGATTGAAAAGTTAGACAAGAAGGCCAACGTAGTGGATGTCATTGAAGTGTTCATGGCATTCTCCAAATGGATTGAATACCGTTCAACCATCGACCCGGAAGTGACTCCGGAACTGGTCAGGGCAATCAATAAGTACCAGGATCTGTATATCACCGAACAGATGGGCATAAAATAAAACGGCTATGGCAACAGCAGCGGAAAAGAAACAGGCATACGAACAGTGGAAGGAACACTGTAAAAGAGTGCAGTCCATCACGGATACGGCTTTGCTCGCGGGCGAGACACCGGCACAAAAGGACAGGCGTATTCTGCGCCTACAAGGTAACTATGCTGCGTTCTGTGAATATTACTTTCCCCACTTCCTCACCTTGCGTGACAAAACCACCGGAGAAGTCATACGCACCATCCACAATGCACCGTTCCACAATGCGGCAGCGGCTAAAGTAAAAGGCACACCCAACCTGAAGGCGGTGTTCATGTGGCCGCGTGGCCATGCCAAGTCCACACACATGGACATTTTTGTTCCGCTGTGGCTGATGTTCCAGCCCAAACGGCTCATCAACTTCATGGTGGTGGTCGGCAAAAGTGAGGACTCAGCCACGCGCCTACTGGGAGATATTCAGGCAGAACTGGAGCATAACCAGCGCATCATTGCCGACTTCGGCAAGCAGCAGGGGAATACCTCCTGGCAGGATGGGGAGTTCAAGGCGGCCAACGGGGTGAAATTCCTGGCTTGCGGACGCGGACAGTCTCCGCGTGGTCTGCGCGACCGGGAAGCACGTCCGGACTACATCGTCATCGATGACTTGGATGACGACGAACTGTGCCGCAATGAGAAACGGGTGCATGACATTACAGACTGGGTAAAAGAAGCCCTTTTTGGTGCACTGGATGTGGGCCGGGGACGCTTTATCATGGTCGGGAACCTCATTTCTAAAAACTCGGTGCTGGCCAATCTCACCAAGACAAAAGGGGTGCATGTATCTGTCATCAAGGCAATAGACAAGAACGGAGAACCGGTATGGCGCGAAAAATGGACGAAAGAAGAGGCGCAGGAATACAGGGATTTTGTAGGCTACCGGGCATGGGAAAAGGAGATGATGCACAACCCCATCGTGGACGGCACTATCTTCCGGGCAGACTGGATTCGTTACAAGAAACTGCCCAGACTGCCCAAGTATGAAATGCTGGTCTGCTATACCGACCCCTCTTTCAAATCGACCACTTCCAACGACTACAAGGCTTGCCGCCTTTGGGGCAAGATTGGGAAGGAACTGCACCTTATAGACTGTTACGTCCGGCAGGATACCGTTTCCGGAATGGTACGGTGGCTTTACGACCTCTACGAGCGTACACGTGATACGGCAGCCGTCCAGTTCTTTATGGAAGCGAACTTCATGCAGGATGTCATTCTGGATGAGTTTGAGGCAGAAGGGAATCTGCGTGGATACCAACTGCCCATCATGCCGGACAAACGAAAGAAACCGGACAAGCTCCAGCGCATCGAAGCGGTGTCACCATTATGGGAACGCGGTTTCGTATTCTACAATGAGAAGTTGAAAGAATCGCCGGATATGCAGACCGGAATCGAACAGACCTTGGCACTGGAGCGTGGCAGCCGTATTCACGATGATGCACCGGATGCCGACGAGGGAGCCATCTGGATGCTGCAGCGCAATTCAAGGCAGGAGAGTTTTCAACCGGTGTTCGGTAAAAGGCCGACCGCCAAAAATATATGGTAACATGATACAGCTGATTAAAAGAATGATTTTTGCATGGCGCTATAAACGTGCCGTTGCCCGTGCTTGCAAGTATGCCAAGCTTTACGGAAGAAAGTACTATGTCCTGTATATGGGCGGCAAACTGAAAGTTGTCCCCAAAAGGAATATCTGCGAACTGATTCACCACCACCGTTTCCGCAAGGGAACCACTATCCGGGATATAGAAAAAATGGCATTGTTCATCACTAAATAAAAGTAAAGTCATGTTCATTACAGAAGAAGATTACAAAGTTGTCATCGGCGACAACGCATTGAAGGTCATCTCTCAGGTAAGCCCCAAAAACCGTGCCGATGCGGAAACGGTGGCTTTGGAGGAAATATCCGGCTATCTGCGTTCGAAATACGACTGTACGGCCATTTTCTCTGCACAGGATGAACAGCGTAACAAGCTCATCGTAACGTACGCCTGCGACATCGCACTCTATCACATGAGCGCGTCAGTTCCGCAGAAAATGGGAAGCGAGGTGCGCAAGGAACGCTACGAGCGTGCAATAAAAATGCTCGAGGGGATACAGGCCGGAAAAATTGTCCCTGATCTGCCTTTGGCTGTCGGAGAAGATGGGCTTCCGTCCGGAAATTCATTTGTTTACAGCTGTCAGAAGCAGCTTCATCATAACTGGTAGGACTATGGATATTAAAGACTTTTTCAGCGGTATGTTTTCCAATAAACCGAAAAACGTACTGCAAACGCCATACGGCAATTTTAATCTGGCCAAGGGGAAAGACATCAAGCGGGTGCAGAAAATGGTCATCGACCTGCAACGCACCACTGATGCACTCACCCGGAAGGACATCAAGAACTGGCGCGATGCCTGGCAGTATGCCATCAATGTGGACAGCCCCAGCCGCCAGCGCCTGTACGACATCTACCGGGACGCGGAAATAGACCTTCACCTCTCCGGGTGTGTGGAGCAGCGCAGAGGTTTTGTCATGGCGCGTTCTTTCAAAATCGTGGATATGAAAGGGGATGAGAACGAAGAAGCGGTTCACTTCTTTGACCAGTCCTGGTTCAAGCAGCTCATGCGCTATGCACTTGATTCAATCTACTGGGGACATTCGCTCATCGAATTGGGCGATCTTTGCACTGACGGCGACGGCTGCATCTGTTATTCGGATGTTAAGCTTATTCCGCGCAAACATGTCATTCCTGAGTACGGACGTGTCATAACCGACCTCGGGCAGGACTGGACTACCGGTATAGATTACCGCCAGCCTCCTTTTTCCGACTGGCTCATTGAGGCAGGCAGACCCGACGACCTCGGGCTGTATCTCAAGGCAGCTTCACAGACTATCCCCAAAAAGAACATGCTGGCCTTTTGGGACACCTTCGGGGAAATATTCGGAATGCCCATGCGTATAGCACGCACCACTTCGCGCGATCAGAAAGAGATTGACCGTCTCGACCAAATGCTGCGTGAAGCCGGAACCGCCCTCTCCATGGTGGCAGGAATGGAAACCGAAATCGAATTTGTGGAAAGCGGCAAGGGAGATGCATTCAATGTCTATGACAAGCGCATCGATCGGGCCAACTCCGAACTGTCTAAGCTTATCATCGGGCAGACGATGACCATCGAGGACGGAAGCAGCCTCTCACAGTCTGAAACGCACCTTGAAGTGTTCCAGAACCTCGTGGAAAGCGACTGTGATATGCTTCGGGATATAGTGAACAACCAGCTCATTCCGCGAATGGTGCGCCACGGGTTCCCTGTCAAAGGGCTGCGCTTTGATTGGGACTACTCCATTGACTACACACCCGAACAGCAGAAAGCCTACGAAGAAATGGTACTGCAGCACTACAAGGTGAAGCCTCAGTACTTTGAGGAAAAATACGGCATTCCGTGCGAGGAGAAGGAGCAGAAGGAAGAGCCGGACCCGACAGATCCGAAAAAAAAGAAAGACGGCAAACCGGCTGAAACGCTGTCCCGTTTTTTCGACTGAGCCCCGATGATTATTCGGGGCTGCACCAGCGATATTCCCGATTGTTGGAAAACAGGAAGCCCATCCTGCAGGCGGGAAAAACGGAGGACATCGAAAAAATGGCCAAGGAATGGGCTTCAATAATCAAGAACAAAGAAGCCAGAAAAGATGCGGAAGATGCAGCCCGTATTATCCTGGAACATGGCATCAAGCTTCCCAGACTGCTTAAAAAGAAAGGAGGAAAAACTTCCGGAGCAGAATACCGGGCACCCATGTTCGAGGGTGATGACGGTATTCTGTATTTCAACGAACTCCGTGAACGAGACTACAAATCGTACAAGGAAAAGAAAATGCAGTACCGCTCAGGTGCACAGGATAACACATTCCTTCATGAACTCGGTCACCACATCGATGCGCTGCTGGAGCCCAAAGCTTACAGCATGGTAGAGCACCAGTGGAACATGGAGAAGGTGAACAGGGAACTTATCGAAAAGGAACTGTCCAGATATGCCCTGGAGAACCGGGCCGAGTTTGAAGCCGAGCTGATCAGCGCAACACTCAGGGGGAAAACATTCTCCAAAGAACTGCTGTCATATTCCAATCTGCATAATCCGGAGCAGAATGAAGGAATAGCAAAAACCTTGCTGCAGTATGCATCCGGAAAAGATATATGCACACCGGTTGACCTGGTACGTGAAAAGTTCGAACGCATGATGAAGGTACTGTTCCGGCAGGAAGGGGCAAGTCTTGAAATAGGTATTCTGGCATCCGAAGAAGCGCAGGATTTTATAGAGACTCATTCTTCTGTCCTGAACGGATCATTCCGGCAGGTGGAAATGTCCGAGGCCATGCGCAAGCGGCTGGAGCGCTCCAACTATGTATTCTCCGGCTTGAAGACCTTCCATGAACTGAATGAAGCCTTTCCCTCCTTGTTGGATGAGAACGGCAATAGAAAGACGTTCGAACGCTTTTTGAATGATGTCCGGAAGATCGACGAAACATACAATTCAAACTATCTACGGGCTGAATTTAACTTCGTACAGGCTTCAGCTGAAATGGCGGCCAAATGGGAACGGTTCATGCAGGACGGCGACCGCTATTATCTGCAGTACCGCACGGCCGGGGATGCAAAGGTACGTCCCACCCATGCGGAGATGGCCGGCATTACACTCCCGGCTTCAGACCCGTTCTGGGAAGAATTCTATCCGCCTAACGGATGGGGCTGCCGCTGTTCCGTAGTCCAGGTACGCAAATCCAAGTATCCGACTACGGATCATGAAGAGGCTATGGCAAGAGGAGAGTCAGCTTTGGAACTTGACAAGAAAGGTATGTTCCGGTTCAATGCAGGCATGGAACAAAAGACGATGCCCGACTATAACCCATACACCATCAAACGGTGTAAGGATTGCGATATGAGCAACGGAAAGATGGAACTGGTCTTCGTTCCGGAAAATGAATTGTGCGCTGCATGTAAACTGGTTCGGGAATTAGCAAAAACCGATGCAAAACAAACACGTGCAGCAGCCAAGCCATTACAAGGAACTATTATCCGTAATACACATTTTCATCATGATGTGAATATTACAGGTACCTCTATTAGAGAATGGACTAATCAACCGCACAAACATTTCAAAGCCAAAAATCAAATGCTGCTGGACATAAACAATGTGTTTTCAAATGCAGCATACCTTGGCACAACAGATAACCATAAAGGTATCAAACGTGTCGTACAGTCACACATTTTTGAAGTGGAAGTGAGTGGAGAAAAAAATTTGCTGATTGTCCGTGAATATGATTGGGGAGAATATGTGCTGCATAGTATATCGGATAGTCCGGAACTTTACAACAAGATAAAAAAAGAATAGCAAAAGAAGCAATCTTCCGGAACTACAATCCGGCACTGGACTTCTAATGCTATTCCTCACTGCAAATATACAAAACAATTTTCAAAAACAACTCATTATGAACAAAATTATCGAATTTCTCAAACAAAGCAACCGCTATAAGCACCTTATTGGCGGCCTTCTTGTAGGATTTGCCGCCCTCAATCCGTGGACGGCTCTGTATGCATCCATTATCGCTGCCTCCTGTCTGGAACTCAAAGACAAACTGAAAGGAGGACTTTGGGACTGGATAGACTGGTCTCTTACCGTCATCGGCGGCATATTGTCGGCCCTATTTTGGTGGATAGTGTAATGCTTTAGTTCATTTTGCCTGTTAAATCAGTAACTTTGTACCCGGCGGAGCTTCCCGATAGTCCGTGTGGTCTATCGCGGGTACAACAATGCGAACGCGAATGGCGGTGTGTCGAATGCGAATGCGAATAACGATGCGTCGAATGCGAACACGAATGTCGGCTCGCGTCTCACCAACAACAATCGGCGTACAACGATGGGGACGTGTCCCCGATGTGGTGCCGAGGGTGGCAAGCCACAGCAAAAGCACCATCTGGTGGAAAGCTGAAAAATCACGTGTCGGGCAATAGGGTTTGGTAGGCTGGCAACAGTTCGAAGAAGTCTGGCCCGGGGAGAGGAAGGCCCATATCTTCCATCATTAAAAACAACTGATGCTATGCGCAGAGAAGGTCATATCATAGAGGAGGTAGTCGAATATTCCAACATGGCGGAATCATTCGACCAGGTTCTCAGTGGCACCAAACGGAAGAAAAGCCGACAAGGACGCTACCTGATCGCGCATCGTGAGGAGGTCATCAAGGAACTCTCTGAACGTATTGCTTCTGGCACATTCCATGTGACCGCAAAGGACATTGAGGAGAAAGATATTATAGAGGCCGGCAAACTACGGCACATCCAATTCTTCAAGAAGCTGAAGAACAGCATCGCAGTCCACGCCATCATGTCGGTGGTGGATAAGCATCTGAAGAAGCGATTCATCAGAACGACCTCCGCAAGCATCAAGGACAGGGGAATGCACGACTTGATGAAGTACATTCGCCGTGATATGCAGGAATACCCGGAAGGCACAAGGTTCTGCTACAAGTTCGACATCTCCAAGTTCTACGAGAGTGTCAACCAGGACTTCGTTATGTACAGTGTGCATCGGGTATTCAAAGACAAGAAGCTCATAGCCATGCTTGACAACTTTGTCCGCATCATACCGCAAGGTATCAGCATAGGGCTACGCTCGTCGCAGGGCTTGGGCAATCTGTTGTTGTCTGTGTATTTAGACCATTATCTGAAGGACAGGTACGGCGTGCGTCATTTCTACCGCTATTGTGATGACGGCGTGGTACTCGGTAAATCGAAAGCGGAACTGTGGGAGATTCGTGATGCCGTCCATGAGCAAGTGGAACAAATCGACTTAAAGGTGAAAGCCAACGAGCGTGTGTTCCCCGTGGACGAGGGCATTGACTTCCTGGGATATGTCATCTATCCCAACCATGTGCTGCTGCGCAAGCGTATCAAACAGAAGTTCGCCCGAAAAATGCACGAGGTTAAATCGAGAAAAAGGAGGCGTGTCTTGATAGCAAGTTTCTACGGAATGGCAAAACACGCCGACTGTATAATGTTGTTCAATAAATTAACAGGCAAAAAAATGAAATCATTTAAGGATTTGAATGTCGCTTACAAGCCGGAGGACGGCAAGAAGCGATTTGCGGGTGCGGTGGTAAGCATCCGCGAGTTGGTGAACCTGCCCATCGTGGTGAAGGACTTCGAGGTCGGAGTCAAGACCAGTCAGGGCGAAGACCGCTGCGTGGTGTCCATCGAACACAACGGCGAGCCGAAGAAGTTCTTCACCAACAGCGAGGAGATGAAGAACATTCTCCAGCAAGTGAGTGAAATGCCGGACGGTTTCCCGTTCGAGACCACCATCAAGGCGGAAACCTTCGGCAAGGGTAGAACAAAGTACATTTTCACATGATGAACAGAGTAAACGGAGCACAGGGGGTGAAGCTGCTTGAATGCACCAACCCCGTAAAAGACAAGTGGCGCGTCCGCTGGGACGTGCATGACAACGAGGACGGATCCGCCGACTACATGGAGGCGGAGTTCAACGGCAAGCCATCGGAGGACACCATCAAGGCTATGGTGTCGGAATGGTTCAACGACCGCACCAACGAGACCATACTTTCGGGCTTCGTGTGGAACGGCATGAGCGTGTGGCTTTCCACCGAGAACCAGTTCAACTACAAGGCAGCATACGACTTGGCTGTGCAGTCTGACGGCAAGACATTGCCGGTCACGTTCAAGTTCGGGACGGACGATGTGCCATGCTATCACACGTTCACCGACATTGACGAACTGACGGACTTCTACACCAAGGCCATGCAGCATATTCAGGACACGCTGGCTGACGGTTGGAAGAGCAAGGATAATTTCAATTTGGAGTTATACCGAGACTAAGACGAATCCCTTCGGGGGAGGGTTATAAAAAAAGCCCCCGGCCTGTTAAAATAGTCGTCTCACTTACCATTTGAACACAAAGCACCTGTCATAGGCACGACCGGGGGCGTAGACCCTCGCTCGCCTATGACAGGCTTTTTTGTGTGCGCTCGATGCGCCAATAGTAAGTGAGACGATGCAAAAGTACTAAAATTTTCTGAGAATGAAACTGATAGAGATACTGAATTTGAACAGGGAACTGCTGATTTACTTCCAAAAGGCAGGAATCAGGCTGGACGATGTGCAATACATCGACCTTTTTAATGAATACCGCACGCTTTCCGCACAGGGCGAGAAGGTGTCCTATATAGTGGCAAGGCTCGCCACGGAGTATGCCGTCAGCGAGCGCAAGGTGTACAACCTCATACGGCGTTTCAAAACCGACTGCAACCTGCTTGCAGTGTAACGTGGTAGCTCGCCCATGGGGAAGAGGTACTGCAGTATTACCTTTGCACCGTTTTCAAATTCAAAACGGTCATGAACAAATACCATCAAATTTTGCAGAAGGTGCTTGCCGAGGGCAAGTGCCAACAAAACAAGAAGGGGAGCATACGCTATCTGCTCAACGAGCGGTTGGTGCTCTCCCCTGCCGACCTGCTCGACATATTCGAGGGGCACGGCATAGCACGCAAGAAGTTAAGGAACGAGCTGCAGCTCTTCATGCAGGGCGAGCGCAACGTGGAGAAGTACCGCGAGGTGGGCATCAACTGGTGGGACTACTGCGGTGCTATCCTTGTGAACTCCTACCCCACCTATTTTGAGAAACTGCCACCGCTCATTGCCAAAATCAACCGAGAGAAGCGCAACAGCAAGAACTATGTGCTGTTCCTCGGTTCCACCGATGCGGAGACAAACCAGGCTCCGTGTCTGTCGCTCGTTCAGTTCCAGATTGAGAATGGCGAACTTGTGGTATCGGCTTACCAGCGCAGCTCGGATGCGAACCTCGGCTTGCCGGCTGACATCTACCACCTCTACCTTATGGCACGGCAGATTGACCTTCCTTTGAAGTCCATCACGCTGAACCTTGCGAATGTGCATATCTATGAGAACAACATCGAACACACCAGACAACTGCTCGACGGTAACGAGAACGTGAAATTTGAACTGAACGTGTAACCATGAGAAAGCAGTATTTATCGGCACCGCTCCCTTTCGTGGGACAGAAGCGCATGTTCGCGCGTGAGTTCATCAAGGTTCTGAAGCAATATCCAGAGGACACGGTATTCGTGGATTTGTTCGGAGGTTCGGGTCTGCTGTCGCACATCACCAAGTGTCAGAAGCCGAATGCCACGGTCATATACAACGACTTCGACGGCTACCGCAACCGTCTGCAGCACATTCCGCAGACCAACCGCCTTTTGGCTGACCTGCGCAAAATGGTGGAGGCGGAAGGCATACCCAAGCACAGCTGCATCCGTGGCGAGTTGCGCGACCGCATATTCGCCAGACTGGAACAGGAGGAGCGTGAGGTCGGGTATATCGACTTCATCACCATATCCGCTGGGCTGATGTTCTCCATGAAGTACAAGATGAGCATTCCCGAAATGAGAAAGGAGGCTCTGTATAACAACATACGCAAGTCTGACTATCCCACTTGCGAGGACTACCTGGAGGGCATCATGGTGGTGTCGTGCGACTACAAGGAGGTGTTCGCCCGATACAAGGACGTGCCGAATGTGGTGTTCCTTGTCGATCCGCCGTATCTCTCCACCGACGTGGGTACATACAACATGTACTGGCGACTCGCCGACTACCTTGACGTGCTGACCATTCTTGCCGGTCATCGCTTCGTTTACTTCACTTCCAACAAGTCGTCCATCATCGAGCTTTGCGAGTGGATGGGCAAAAACCCGACCGTGGGCAACCCGTTCCAAGACTGCCACAAGGTGGAGTTCAACGCCACTGTGAACTACAGCTCGCACTACACGGACATGATGCTGTTCACCGATGCCGCCTGACGGCGTTATAATTCAATTCTAACGGCATAAAAAGCCTCGGCGGTAAATTGTCCGTCGGGGCTTAATCGTTGCGACACGTGCGGTTTATCGCAACAGGTATCGCACTGCGTAGCTGTCGATGCTTTCCAGTATCTCCTCGTGGTTGTGGTTGGTGTTCGTCTCCATCAGCGCCATGCCGTTGAAGTCCTCGCCGCTCAGTCCGTCGAGGGCGGTATGCACCTTGTGGCAGAGGTCAAAGGCTGCGTCGTGGCCGCCGTCTGCCCAGTCTGTTACAAGGTGAATGGTGATGATGCCTTTCCCTCGCTGGCATCCGCCTTGGAATGGCGACCATTCAATCTTTCCGAACTCCACAAAGACGGCAGGACGCTCCCACACATCTTCCTGGTCTATGAACTCTATGTTCCGGTTCCACAAGTCGATGTGCTTCACTTCGGGCACATCGCTCGCCAACTTTGATTTGATGGCGTTAAATAATTCCTTTCTCATTTCAATTTATATTCGTGTTCAAAATACTCTGTAAGGTTCTCCTCAATGATGTCCTTGACGGCTTGCTCCACTTCGGGCGATGCTCCGAGGAACCTGCGGCGCGGTATCTTGATGCTCTTGCCTTCCTTCATCAGCGCCATGTGCTTCCAGAACTCCGCCTCGGTGCTCAGTTGGACGGTGCGCTTGTCATTTCGCCGCTCGCCGTTCTTCTTGCGTCCGAATGAGCCTGTCGCCTCGTTGTACTTGTGCCAGAAGAAACGCTTCATCCTTGCCGTTACCTTTATCTCATCTCCTTCGTTGTGTATGGCTGCATAGGGCAGCGTGGAGCAGAACGTAATACTGTTGTCGGTGGTTCGGCTGCTGATGCTCTGGCGGAGCTTGCCGGTGTCTATCAGTATGGAACCACCTGGACGTGTCGGGCTGCTCCTGCGCTGCCATGCCTCGTTGAAGAATGCCTGCCGCTCGAAGTTTCTGTCGAACTCGTCGCTCAGTTCCACCCTAACGTCGTTTAGGATATTGCGGATGATTTTCTGTATGTCCTGGTTCATCGTCGAAGTCGAATTTAAGAAATGTCTGTGCCTCTTGCGGCACTTTGTTCTTCAGGTCGCAAGAGGCATTGAGGAGGTTGTAGAAGGTACGTTCACATATACCATAAACAGGATACACGAACCGTCGCCATATCTCGCGGTTGCTGATTCCGCTCTTGGCATGCTGGTCGTATATCCTATTTATGTCGATGACACGTTTCTGATAGCTTGCTCCTCGCCTCTTGCTCATAAAATGTTTTAGTGTCTGTCTCTGGGTTTATAGGGACGGATGTCGTAGGTCATCTTTGCGCTGACGGTTACTCTGCCCGTTCCCTCACATTGGTCGCACATGTGTTCCTCGCCTGTCTCCCGGTTGTGGAGACGGCCTGTGCCGTGGCATTTACGGCACAGGGCCACCTTGGGGCTTTTCTCCACTTCCTGTATCATACGGCATCCTCTTTCTTGGGTTCAACGTAGAAGGTCTCGTCCTGCACCACCTGGATGCCGCATTTGTTCATCTGCGGAACCATGTCCTCCACATCGCGGTCGGCAAGGAGTTTGTCCTTGGCTATCTCCTCGGTCTGGCGCAGATAACTGGGCAGGAACTCTTTCACCAGCTGCAGGGCGCTTGCCCATGTGAAGCCTTTGAGGGTTTTGAGTTTCGGTGTGCCCGTGCGGAAGCCGATAACGCCATGCGCCATTTCAAGGCTCTTTTTCTTGGTGAACAAATCTGTCTGGTTCTCGGTAGCATAAGCCTGAAGTGTAGCGAAGGCTTTCTCCTTCTCATCTTCCAGTTCTGCCAGCTTATTGGCATACTTCTCGCGGATCTTGGCACACTGCAGCTCGATGTCTGCTGTGATTTTCGCACTCTGCGCGTCTGCCTTTGCGTAGGCTGCAAACGCTTCATCGGCTGCCTCTCTGGTCACGCCGGTAATGATTACTTTCTTTTCTCTTTTTGCCATTGTCGTAAACTTTTTGATGATTATTATTTGGGGTGATTATTACTCGTCCTCTGTTTCCTGCCAGTCGCCTTCTTCCAGTTCCTTATCAAGCTCGTATTCTATGCGTTCCAAGAACTCGATGTACTGGTCGCCTTGCAGTTCCCGGTATGCGATGCCGTGGATAAAATCCATCACTCGCTTCACTTTCTCGTTCATGCCTCACCTCCTCCCATCACTGGCACCATCATGTACTCCACATGTGGCTGCGCTTGCGGTGTCGGTTGTTTCTTCGGTTTCAGTCCGCCCTTGCGCTGAATGGAGCGGAGCTTTACGGAAAGTTGCTCCAGTTCCTCGTTGGTCAGCCGTGCGAACACCTTGCCGGCGATGCGCTGGTCTTCGCAAAAGGCGTTGATGCGTGTCCAGTCGGTGGTATCGATGCCGACCTTCTGCATAAGCCGCAGACACTTGCTGCGCTGCCTCCGCTGCTCGTCCTTTACGGTGCGGAGCAGATGGGCGGTGGCTCCTTCGAGCTTGTCGCACATCGTGTCGTACTCTCTTCGGGTCATTTCACGCAGCGAGGTGGTGCGTCCGTTGGTGAACTGGCTCACCACGCCCTCCTTGAACTCATCGCCCAGCTCCTTGGTGGCAAACTTGTAGCTCGCCTTCAGTATGCCGTAGAAGCGTGCAAAATTGGTTACTTCCTGTATCATGGCTCTTTCTTGTTTTGGAGTTTCGACAGTTTCAATCTCTCGCCTATCACCTTCACATGGCATTCGGGGCAGCACTCACCGTCGTCTTTCAATGGGTATGGGCTGTTGCCGTAGCCGATGTGTTTCTTTCCGCAGAGGCAGCAGGTGTATTCTCGGACGTTGTTCTCATGCCCCTCGAACATCACTTTAATGCCGCACGAACTGGCAACATCAAGTTCCAGTTTTGCACCCTTGCTCAATTCCCAGCCCTGCAGCATGTAGATGCAGTCGCATTCCAAAAGCAGGGCGATGTCGGTTCTCATGTGTTCCATCCAGTGCGCGTCCTGCGACACGCCGTTCTCAAATGGGTTCACCGGCTCGTAGCCTTTTATGGAAAGATAGCGTGCCGCATGGTTAAAGGTCGCCATACGCTCCGCAAGGTCGTAGTGGGCTATTGCTCCGCTGATATAAACTTTCTTTTTCATCTCAGTTATGTTTTATTTGTTTGACTTGTATCGTTGTAAACCTCTACCGCTTTCTCCTCCCAGATGGTGTAGTATTCGCTCACGTTGCCCGAATACCTTCCCTGGCAGTAGGCTCTGAAGCCTTGCGTCCTCACCTTCACCCCGGCTGCGTATTTCAGTCGGATGGCAGGCTTGCCGATGGGCTTGCCTTTGTCCTCTTGGCTGATGAAGATGAACGTCTTGCGCTTGAAGCGTTCTATCAGTGCCTTGGTCTGCGAATATTCCCACCCTGCCTCGTATGCGTACTGGTAACTGTCCACGATGATGAACTTGGCGCTCTTGGGCTTTGCCAGCCGTTCTTCCAGCGCCTTGATGTCGCCGTCGGTAATGATGCGGAACGAGCCTTGCACCTCGGTCATCTTGAACTGGGCGAGCCGTCGCTGCATCGACAGTCCCACACCTTCTTCCAAGGACACATACAGCACGTTGCCTATTCCGCAGAGCATCTTGGCAAACTGCATCACAAAGGAACTCTTGCCGCTGGCACTGGGTCCGCTGATAAACCATGTGTCGCCCTCTTCCGGCTGGCCAAACACGTCTTTCCATTGTCCTTCAAATGGTAGTGCCTTGCACTTGATGTTCGCCACGTCCTTGGGGCTGTATGCTCGCTTTGCCATATCACTTTCCTTTCTTCAGTTCGGCAATAAGTGCATCAGCATACTGTACTGCCAATTTCACTTTCTCCGTGTCAAAATCTGTAAATGCTTCTGTAGTATATTGCATTCTGTCATAGCCGTGGCAAAGAATACCTTTTGCTATCTCATAGCGACGCTGTTCCCAGTCCACTTCGTTATTCCGTTGTCGGCGGTTTATCTGTATAACCGCATCCATATATTGCATTTCCATTTTCGTCATCATGCCTGTACTCTTTTAAGTTTCTCTATTTCCGTGTAAACTCGTCGCAGTCCCCCACCCGACTTGCGTACCAGTGTGGCAATGTCGGCACCTTCTGGGGCGTTCACCCGTGCCACCACGCTTGCCTGGTCTTTCAGGAACTTCTCGCGCTCCTTGCTGTCATCGGGTGTTACCTTGGAGTAGCGGTCGCCGTAACGACTGAGCATTTCGGTGTAGCCCACTTTCTTGCACTCTATGGAGCGGTTGATTTTCGCCTTCAGCCCGTCTGCTCCCATCATGTACCAGGCGCAGCATCTTTCGGTGGCGTTCCATAGGGCTTTGAGTTCCAGGAATGCCTCGTACTGTAGGTCGCCAGCCTCATCAAGGATGATGAGCGGTGTTTCGATGGAGCGGAGGTAATAGACCAAATCCTCATACACGTCGCTGTATCTGCCGTTGCCGCCTACACCGAACTCGGTGGCGATTTTGCGCACCAGCTTCAGTTTGGTCTTGACCTGCGAGCAATCCACATAGATGGCGTTGCGGTGTCCCTGCACATAGTAGCGTGCCGTGAACGTTTTGCCGATGTTGGGTATGTCGCAAAGTATCGCGCTCAGTCCGCTCTGCTGGCTGAACTCCAGCTGCTTGGTGATATAGTCGAAGGTGGCGGTGCGTGCCGGTTTCCATTCGATGCCGCCTCTGAGGTTCACGCCCAACTTCCTGGCGATGGTTATCCAGTTGGCCTCGCTCAGTGCCTTGTCGGTCTGGCCGTTCTTTATTGCGCTATATACCGAGGTGCTGATGCCCAATGAGGCTGCGTGCTTGGCATCGCTCGGATAGTTCGTGCGGTTGGCGGCTATCGCCTCCAGTATCCGCTTTTTGTTCTCAGTCGTTATCATTGTCTCACGTTATTTTATTATCGTTCTAAGTCTATTCTAAAGGTCTGCCAACGGGTCTGAAACGTGGTAGGTTACTTCCATCTCCGGCTCGCCTTCCATTGGCGGAAGTTCAAGCGGTGGCGGTGGCGCTGCCTCCCCATGGGCGGTCAGCTCTGCCTTAGATATGCCCACGCTTGCTATGGCGTTCTTCTTGACGTATGCGTTGAATGCCGCTATCTTCTTCTGCTGGTTCACGAATATCTCGCGGTCCTCGTCGGTCTGCTCGGCATCGGCGGTGTTGAATGTGCCCACGTCTTCGAGCTTGTCGATAAGGCGATCGTTCTGGAAGATGTACACGTCGGTCGCGTTGCCGTCCTCGTCGGTCAGCCAGTAGGCATCCACCTTGTAGTTGTTCGGCTCGAGCCGTTCCATCACCTCGGTCTTGCTCAGCCACCAGTCCTTATATGCCACCCTGCAGTAGCTGTTCCTGCGTATGGAGGTCTCGGTGTGTTCTCCGATGAAGCGTGCCCACACTGATTTGTCCATTGGCTGAAGCATTGGGTTCATGTTGGCTTCAAGCACCTGCCAGCGTGTCATGCCGGGGTATTTCTTCTGGTTCGGGTGGAGGGTGTTGTTGAACTCCCTGATGTCGCGTATATCGTCGGCAATGAGTTCGTCCCAGCTGTAGTACTGCTTGTCCTCGTAGGTGTCGTTCTTTTCGTCAAACACCTTCTTGGCTTCCGTGCGATAGTGTCTGTCCTTGGCGTAGAAGCGTCCAATGCCGAGATGGTTGCGGTGCTCCACCCTGCGTTTCTTGGCTCCGTTCATCGGCTCGGCATATTTCTCCTGCGAGTTCATCGGGGCGCAAAAGCGCACAAACGGGAACAACACGCCAGCCTTCAGGAAACTGTCTTTCCACTGGGTCATCAAGTGGTTCTCCACCTCTACCTGTGCCGGGCAGCCCCACCCTTTGCTCTCTATCAAGCGGAACATGGAGCGGAAGCAGTCGGCCACCAAGTCCACGTTCTTGTTGCGGTTGTAGGCATAGCCCACCACGCACTGGCTTGTAACGTCGTAGGCGTAGTATGCCTTCGGTCTTGCCTTGGTGTCCTTCAGCTTGCGTGGGAGGTCGCGGTCATCGAATGAAATCTTCGAGAACGAGAACTCGGGCGCATGGCGGTGGACGTGGGGCATCTGCTCGTGCATGAATGTGGTGTAGGAGTCTTGCGAGTGCTCAATGAACAGGCGGTTTTTCGGTTTGTTCAGATAGTTGGTGATGGTGCTTTCGCTCAGCGACTTCGGGTCGCCGTTCTTGTCAGTCCATTCACTGGGGTCGAAAAGTTCACCTGTTTCGGGATCGTACACGTCCAGCTCGCCGCACACGAATGAGTTATACATTTCCCACACGTTGGTGTTGAACGGCTTGTTGGGCAGCACGGCGATGGAGAGTATCAGTCGCTCGGTACGGTAGTCCACCTTACGGCTTGCCTGGTTGCCGAACTTGCGGCTGATGAGGCACTGGTAGCCGTCCCTTTGGTATTCGTTCACCTTCTTGCGGAAGCGCAGCATACTTGCCGGCAGTGTGTGCCCGGTTTTCATACGGTAGCCTTCCACGGCTTGCGACATCATGCTCCAGTCGTACTTCTGCCCCATCGTCTTTTGTATCGCCTTGGCGTTGTTGTACAACTTGATGCAGGCGTTCAGCACGCTGGCGTTGGTAACATACTCCTTCACATGGGCATCGGTGGCGTGGTCGTGTCCGCACTGGTTGCGCCAGTCATTGAAATAGGCTACGGCTGCCTGGTCCACCTCATAGTTGGCATCAAGCCAGGCAAGCAGCACTTCCATCGACGGGTCGGGGTACAGGGTCTTGAGTTTCTCCTGATAGGCATCGGGCAGACTGCTGACCGCGATGAGTGCGTAGCCGCCTCTCCCACCACGACGCACAATATCTATGCGACCGCGTGCGGAGAGCTGCTTATAGTTGGGTTCGGACATGATGCCGCCATCTACAAGCTCTCGCATCGAGATGCAAAGTCTGTTATCGTGGTACTCCATAATTCTGCCTCCCGATTATTCGCTTACGGACTGTTTTTTCAAGAACAACGAATCAACATTCTTTGCATTGATTAGCTCTGCCAAACGCTGAATGCCGTCCATTTCGCTCATCTTGATGTTTTCCCAACGGGCAACACGCTCACCTTTGTAGAACAGGTCGGTATCGCCTGTGTTCTTGTCGGTCTCTATCTTTGCCCCATTTGGGAAGTACTGGCTAATCATGCCATCGTAGTCATACAGTACTTCCACTTCAGGAACAACCGTCATCATGATGCCTCCTTTCTGGAGAGCAAACATGCGGATACGCTTTGCGCAGTCCGTGTCACCACGCTCTTTGTCGAATAGAAGAGCATTCCGCACGGTGCGGTCGCCCACCTTGAAAACTTTCGCCAGTTCTTGGCGAACCTCCTTTGTTACGTGAATGTACTTTTTCATATCTCACTTGTTTTTACGTTATACTTATTTGTGGAGTGTGGGGAGTTGAACCCCAGGTGGCTATCCAGCGCACGGCAAACCTGCCACTCCTGCGGTCTTTCCCGCCGTCATCCGAGGCAAGCCCTACCGACTATCCAGTGCGGACGCTGACTATCCAGTGCAGCATTCGGGGCTTCCGTGTTATCCTTCAATCATTTTACCTCGTTTATCTTCGGTCTTAGGCTGCATCCATAGCAGGACATCAGCCGTCTTATCAATCTCGCTACATAGCATTCTGGTGCTGTAAATACGATTCCGTCCTCTTCCGTGTAGCTGAAACTCACACCGTCCATTATCAGAACCATCGCCACCTTGTGCTTCACGCTTTGCGTCTGCCATTCCTTTAATTCATTGTCGTTCATATTCTTTAATTGCAAAAATTCGTTATTCTCGGTCATTTTTCGTATCTTTGGCCGCTCGTTCATATTGGAACACGCTGCAAAGATAGTGATAATTTTCAACCCGACAAACATATTCGGGGATTATTTTCAACTTATGGGTAATATTTTATCAAGAATACAGGAAATAGCCTCAAATGAGGGGATAACTATCGGCGCTCTTGAACGTCAGATAGGTGCAAGCAAGGGAGTTCTGTCCCGTGCTATAAATAATGGTACAGACATTCAGTCTAAGTGGGTTCAAACAATAGTTGAAAATTATCCCCAATATTCAGCCCGATGGCTTATGATTGGAGTTGGTAATATGCTTGAAAACAACTCAGACAAACATATTCGGGGATTTTCTAATGATGATCACAAAAAAAACATAGCAGTCCCTGTCCCGGATAACAGCCACGAGGGTATTCCACTTATCCCCATCGATGCTATGGCAGGAGCTTTGACAGACGAGAGAACCGTACTTGAATATGAGTGCGAACGATACGTTGTGCCAGCATTTAAAGGCGCGGACTTTCTCATTCCTGTAAAAGGGTCAAGCATGTACCCTAAATATAGTTCAGGTGATATTGTCGCTTGCCAACGAGTTCCAATGTCTGATTTGTTCTTCCAATGGAACAAAGTTTATGTTATAGACACAAACCAAGGCGCACTCATCAAACGAATAAAACCAGGAAGCGACAAAGACCATGTTCTCATCGTATCGGACAACGAAAAATACGACCCGTTTGAGTTGCCGTACTCTGCCATTCACGCAGTAGCCTTAGTCATCGGTGTCATAAGATTAGAATAACACCATACATATACCCCTCCAATGTCATTCATACCCCATTTGGAGGGGTGTACCCCCTCTTTTGAGGCACACATTATATAAGAAGCCCCATAAACACAAGGTTTTAGCCCGATTCTTTCTCATTTTACCTATATCACAAATGGGTAGTTTCCCCCACCCTATCCCTTAAAACTATCCTTTTCCCTCCCCCTCTATCCTACCCCCGAAAACCCCAAATGTGTAACCCCTATTTTCGGGAAATGTAACCCCTATTTGTAACCCCAATAGTAACCCCATTCCCATTTTTCGCCATTTTGGACACAAAAAAAAGAGGCCAAACGACCTCCCAACCAATGACCGCTCAAACGGCCTTTTATTTGCGTTCTAACGCCATTAAAACACCCCTCTAATCATCTGCCCCACGAGAGCACGAAATGAGCGTAGATTGCTTGATTATAGCGCGTTTCGTGCATAATGTACCATTGCCCGACAGCCCTGCATGGAGCAGATAATTCTTCGTTGCCCCTATCTGTTCAGCCGTCAAAACCGTATAAACCGCAGAAATGCTGCTGAAATACCAGTCTTTCCGCTTCGTCCACTCTATATTGTGCAGCAGATGCACGTGTATAACCTTTGCCATATTCACTCGTTTTGTTTCTGCAAATATACCAAATATTCATTATATGGAATAATTTCGCATTATCAAATTTCAAAATCGCCATAAAAAAAGTGGCCTCAGCCACCATTCTACCCCACCCCAACACAACACCAAGCACCAACAGAAACGCAATATAAACCACCCGTAAGCCCCATGTAAACCACAGGAGCCTCAACAAGCCCCTAAAGTAAACCAAATGTAAGCCTATGTAAACGCTTCGTTTTACGCCGTCATTTCAGCCACCCACACCTAATTCGTTGAAACACAAACCCTTCACCCATTTTTCAGCCGACCGACTCATATACGTTTCGTTCTGTGCCCCATATCCCCGCAAGCAGCGCTGTCTTTCTAAAATTCAAATTCATACTGTATTTCTTAGATTTAAAACAAACACAAAACCTCCCAAAAGAAGATTTTTTTAGTTAACAAAAATGAGACTGAGTCAAAAAGCCCTGATATACTATCACAGCCTTGACATTTAGGTTTACTTCCAAACAGTCCATGTCTTCATAGTTCCGTTTTTCCTTTTTTCCCATAGGCACAATTCTTTTTTTCTTAAATTATTAATGGTTAAATCATATTGCTTTTTCCCGAAAGGGTCATTTCTTCAGTTCGTCCCGTACCATTCTTCCCCATTCCT